ATAATAGGTATCTGATACCTCGTGTAAAGCGTTAGCAGATAAACAAGAACATAACATAATGGCAACGTACAACGTACAAGAGTACAAGGACGGTGATTGGAAAGGTTTCAAATTCACCGTGAAACAATTCGATAGCGCAGCAGAAGCTGTAGAAGCTATCGGAGAAAGCAACGTACTAGCATTGCTCAACCAGCAAGTCGCTAGTCGTATACGAGCGAAGGTCAAGAACTCGTTACCGAAAGGTCTTAACGAAGACGATCTTAAAACACAGCAGTCACGTCTACAAGAGAAGCATCACGACGGTATACTATTCTCGTCTGATGATGCGGATAAATGGAAACCTGACCAACGTGAACTTACACCAACTGCAATGTTTAAGTTAGCGCAAGCTGCCTTTAACTCTGGTAAGATAGAAGAAGGTAACGATCTTCTAAAGCAGATGGCTTCCATGATGGGAGAAGCGTAAGCAATTACTCATGATAGGGGAGAGTGTTAATACTCTCTCCTATCTTTTTAATAATTTAAGTTGATATATTAATATGGAAGATGACAACAAAATAGATATTGTAATAGGTAAATTACAAAAACCAGAACGCACTGGAGGTATGAAAGTTAAGCGTTCAACGTATACAGAATCTACAGCAGAATCTATTAAACCTATTTTAGATAAGTTATTAAATAATCCTATAGATGTTTTTGTACCTGTGAAAGAGTCTGGATATACTATGCGTACACTGTACTGTAAATTAAATGACGGATTAAAATGGCTTATGCAAAACACAGACGAGCCTGAGAGGTCAGAGTATTGTTTGCTACGATCACAGGTTAGCATACGTGCTGTGCATGACTCAGATAACTCTGGCGTTTTGATATACTTTAAAGAAGGTATGCGTAAGCTACGGCAGAAGTCTGGTGACGGACGTTCGTTGGAGTTTGCTACAACTGACTCAGGTAAGTGGAGACATGATGTCATACGTTGGTTGAAGAGCGCTAAAGACGGCGATATGTTTGAGAGCGGTACGCTTGAAGAGTTCTTAACAGAACAAGACGAAGCATGGATATTGCAGACGTTAGCTGGCATAGCACCCGACGCTGAGTCTGTTGTTAAAGAGAAAAGTTTTCGCATCATACGATGAGCGATTACATTGGCGTTGTATACCTTATAGCGTTTTTAAGTTTTGTAACATACAACTATTATAAAGAATGACAATTGAAGAACTACTTAACTGTAACATAGCAGAGTTAGAGAATATGTCTGATGAAGAATTGAAAGAACACTTCAAACCATACCTATCTGTAACACAGCCAGACCCAAACGTAGCTATAGTTAAACCGAAGCGTAAGAAGAAAGCTTCGGTTATATCTAAGAAGAAGAAACAATCCCTTGAAGAACAGATGAAAGAACTTGCAGAACTTCATGGAGTTAACTTAGAGAAACCAGCTAAAGATATTTTACCAACAAACTTACGATAATGAATTTAACTTTAAAAAGAACCAGCGACGGTCGATACATAGTTAAGCTAGACGCATCACTATACAGCCAGACAGCATGTCCTCGGCGCTTGTGGTACATGGGTGCGCGTGGCTTAACCTATGAAGCAAAGTCACATAAGATGGAGTATGGCACAGCGTTTCATAAAGCGTTGCAAGAATACTACACGACAGGTAATACAAAGGCATCCATCGCTACTGCGATAGAACACTTTGAACAAGACGACATACATGTACCTGACAATGACTTCCGTGACATGGGCCATCTTGTAGCCACACTCACGCAATACTTTAACACGTATGAAAAGTTTGACGGATTGAAAGCTGACATGGGTGATGAAGGCCCACTGTTAGAGCAGCGCTTTGCTGTACCGTACTGGACTGACGGCAAGCTTATTGATGTCGTGCTATGTGGTACTGTTGATATGATAGGTAACTACAACGGACTACCTGCACTCATAGATCACAAGACAACATCACTCAACCAAGTTGAAAAGTATTTAGACAGCTATCAGAACTCACCTCAGATGATGTTCTATACTATGATATGGAAGCGCATGTTTCCTGACGTACCTCGTAGTGTTATCATCAACGGTATCTTTCTCAACCGTAGTGGTAGGAATAAGTTCCAGCGCTCAGCGTTCATAACGTTTAGCCCTCATGTACTCAAAGAGTTTGAGCAACACTTAAAGCTGACGATAGAAACGTACGTAGCAAACCTACTCAAGGTTATTCGAGATGGCAAAGATCCAGAAGAGACGTTCTCTCCTAACTTCACCTGCTGTGAGACTAAGTTTGGTAAGTGTAACTTCTCTCCTGTGTGTACAACACCAAGGCGGGAAGATCGTGAGACTATCATAGAGTCTCTGTTCTCTACCACTAACACCTATGACCCACTATTATTTCAAGCATAATGTTAACTGATCCACAAATAAGAGATATAGCGCTGAAGCGTTTCACAATAGAAGCGCCAGCAAAATTTACAAAGGGTATGCAAGAACATAACCCTGACGGTACAAAAGGTTTGATGCGCATGGAACCCTTACAGCTTGTCGATAGCATAGCTGAAGAGGTGATAGATCAGTGGCATTACATAGAATCTATTAGACAGAAGTTCTATGATCTGCTAAGTGAGAACCGACAACTGCGCGGTCGTATAGTTTCCCTTGAGGAAAAATTAAAAGACAACAAGACACATGAGTAAAGCCATAATAGGAGTTGTGGGTAGTAGCGGCACGGGTAAATCAACATCCCTGCGCAACTTATCTCCCGATAAAACCCATATCATAGACCTTGAACGTAAAGGTCTACCATTCCCTAATGCAGGGAAGTTCAACGTTGCGCCATGCGCTAACATAAAAGAGTTCGATCAAGCCTTAGACAAGGCGCTGGCCGATGAGAAGTGTGAAGTTATTGTGATAGAATCTTTCACAAAATACGTAGAAACACTTATAGCTTTGGCGCAAGCATCATTCAAAGGTTTCGATGTATGGTCATACTATAATCGTATGATACGTGCTACACTTGAGAAGGTTAAAAACGATAGAGCCGTTGTAATATTCACAGGCATTGATGAGATCGTACAAGTTGCACAGCCTAGTGGTGACACATACAACGTACGCCGCATCAAGGTGCAGGGTAAGCAGCATGAAGGCTGCATAGAGAAGGAGTTCCTTATGGTACTCTTTACCGAAGTCAAGCGAGACAAGGAAGGTAATGTGCGTTACGTGTTTCAAACAAACAGTGACGGCATTACATCTGCCAAGACTCCTATGGGTATGTTCAAGGATGCGTACATAGACAATGACATTGCTGTGGTTATCGAAGCAGCAAAGAAATACTACGCAGCATGAGCAACAAAGATAACGTAGCCGACTTGGTAAGAACTGTTGAGAACGTTGAGGATATTTTAAAGTATGCACAACGTGACTTAGGAGAATGTGTTAGACAACTGCCTGAGATTACAGACGCTAATCCTGTTGAGTGGCCTAGCAACATGTCTTTAAGGCAACTGTTTGATGACCTTATGTTAGCTTACGGTAAACCAGACACTGAGTACACGGGCAACCAGCAACGTAAGTTAACTGAACTGGTAAACGTTTTAGCCTCAAAGAATATAGATACTGTAGACGATCTTATTGATAGATTGATCTTAGGAGAATAACTATGCAACAGAAAGAAGTAACAGAATACAAAGAAGTGGCTTTAGCTGTAGCGCGAGCAGCGCATGAACAGGCTAAAGAGTTTTCGAGTGAACTTGATATCACATACGTAGAAGCGCTTAGCTTACTACAGACTATCACAGTTGATAAGCTAACCTACGGATTAGCACAAACACTTTCTTCACCTGACAGTAGGAGTGCGGTCAATGAAGAACTTATAAACAAAGACACTCCCAATAATAACAAAACTAAATAAAATGGCAGTCATCAACCTAGATGAAATCGCAGATAACGTAAGACCTTATCTGAAGAAAGACACATACTCAGCACGTATCATAGAAGCTGAGT